CTACCTATGATTTCGGATGCCTTTGTATCTACAGGTGCAAGGGATATGGTCGTTTTTACTTTGAAGGAGATTAACTAATGAACGCCAAACTACTCGCAACCGTATCGATGGTTGCACTAACTCTTGGCGCTTGTAGTGCCAATAGTCCTAAATCTGTTGTGGATACAGCAGAGATTCGTTATAAGACCGCAAAGGTTGAACGTGCAGTCGATGTAATACCATCTTGGTATAAGAAGATGCCTACGAAGAAAGGCTCTATCTTTACAGTCGGTTCTGCAACTGCACCAGACTTACAACTCGCAGTTGACATTGCAACATTGAATGGTAAGGTTGTTCTTGCAGATCGTATCAACGGTAAGTTGAAAGCAATGACTAAATCTTGGATTGCAAAGTTTGGTCAATCTGATGTTGATGCTCGTGTTATGACAGAGATTGAAAAGGTTGCAAAGAATGTAATCGCAAATGTCGATGTCGCTGGTTACAGTCCAGTTGAGGTAGATGTTTCTGCCGCTGGTACACAGTATCGTGCATTTGTTCTTTTAGAATACTCTGACAAAGAAGCACAGAAAGTAATCTTTAATCGATTACGTAAAGATCGTCTAGTGTATTCTCGACTACGTTCTACAGAAGCGTGGAAAGAACTTGATGAAGAAGTCAATTCTTCTGAAAAGAAAGACGAAGCTCAGTCACTACAAAATCTTGAGAAAGTAATCAAGAAGAATCGTAAGGTGACGAATGAATCGCCTTCTGCTTAGTAGTACTTTAGTTCTCTCTCTAAGTGGGTGTTTAGGTGGAGGGCTTATGCCTTCTGGTCTAAACCCCTCTTTAGGGTGTTCTCCAATAACTGGATGTACGTCCAAGGATTACTACATTCCTGGCAAGGGTGTCTGGGCTCCTAAAAACAATGGTATCAGTAAAGCAAAGATTGGTGCGATTGCAGGAGCTGGACTTGGTGCAATGGCAGGAGCAGGAAAAAGTCCTGTAACAGTCGCCGCATATTCTGTTGCTGGTATGGTTGTAGGTCACACAGTAGGTGCTCACTTTGATAAGGTAGATCAAATACACGCAACACTACTACTGAGACAAACACTAAGTAGTAATGCAGATGGACAGTTATCTAACTGGACAAATGAGAAAAAAGGTTTTAGTGTAACACAAGGCCCTGTCGCTACAAAAGGTAATTGTAGAGAGTTTGTGTCGAATGTTGCTGTTGGTAAAGAATATAGAAAATTGAGAGGTACTGCTTGTAGAGAAAATAATCAGTGGATTATGAAAGAAGTCTATTGACAAATCCTTATAAGTATAGTATATTTATAATATGACAATGCATTTATTACCAGTTTACTACAGTACTACCAGTACTCGTAGACGCAAGAAATCAAAGAAATCTAAGTCTCTTCTCAAGGCAGAAGTAGAACACCAAAAGTTTCTTAAAAAGATTCGGGGATGTAGCTCATTCGGGAGAGCGTCTGGTTTGCAACCAGAAGGTAGTCGGTTCGATCCCGTCCATCTCCACCAACCCGATTTACCACCAGTTTCTAATGTTATTCCAGTAGGAGTTGCACCAAAGAAAAAGGTGATAGATCATAACTTCACGATTGCACCAGCTTACAATAAAGGTGCATATCAAGTAATTAGTAAAAACAGTATAAAGGATATAGGAAAATGATTTTAGGATTAACAATTATAGGTGGACTCGTAATGATTAACACTGCAATGGGTATAATAGGTTGGGCGTTTTAAATGAAAGTTGATGTTAGAAATAATAATGTCGATAAGGCAATAAGAGTTCTTAAAAAGAAACTTCAACAAGAAGGTATTTTTAATGAACTGAGAGAACGTGAAGCCTTTATGAGTAGAGGTGAAAAAAAACGAAAAGCAAAAGCATCTGCGATTCGTAGAGATGCAAAAGCAAAAAAGAAAAGACTTGAAGAATTTGGATTTTAGTATGACGCATGATATAAAGACAAGTACACCATTAAAAGAACACCACGAATTAGTTTGGTATGTAAAGTGGGCATCATCAATTATTATTGTTCTTGCAATGATTGCTACTACAAATAATTTATATCCTTGGAATATGTTTTTACAAGCAGCTGGTTGTTGTGGTTGGTTGTGGGTTTCTATCAAGTGGAATGATCGTGCATTGATCGTGGTTAATGCAGTTGCTTGTGCAATATTCTTAAATGGTTTTGTTGTATTTTTTAAGGGAACTTAAATATGGGACACGAAGTTATAGATAATTTCTTATCACCAGAAAAATTTACAGAAATACAAAAAGTAATTATGGGCCCAGATTTCAATTGGAACTATAGTTATAATGTTGCTGAAGGAGAAGGTATAGAAAATGAAGATTACTTTATACATCTTTTCTATATGGGTTTAGTAGAAAAACCTAAATTAGATAAAGATGGAACTCCTATACCACCAGAGAAAAGTTTTTTCTATAAAGACATCGAACCATTACTTGAGAAACTTCCTATTGAAACTTTGATACGAGCAAAAGCAAATCTTTATATTAGAAGAGAAAAATTAGTACATCACAAGGATCATGTAGATACTAAGTTTCCACACAAAGGAGCTATATTCTACCTAAATGATAATGATGGATTTACTGTATTAGAAGATGGTACAGAAATTGAAAGTCGTGCAAATAGAGTATTACTTTTTGATCCTAGTAAACCCCATCATAGTACATCATGTACAAATGATAAACGCCGTGTAAATATTAACATCAACTACTTATAGAGAATAATATGCAACAGAAAACATTATTTAATATTCCCTTTTGGGAGATGCAAACAATTAATTTTACAAAAAAGAAAAAAGATATAGTAAAATTATTAAAAAAATATCCAGAGGAAAAATTAGAGCTACAAGATTTTTATACAAATCGACAAACTGATACAGAAGGTTTGGTTAAAGGATTTGCAGATATAATTAAAGAAGAATTAACAATTCTTGCTGAACAGGTTTTTCAAAGAAATATAGGTATTATTGATTGTTGGTCTATATCATATGATAAAAATGATTATCATCTAACACACAACCACAGTTCTACAGGAATAACTGGTATTTTGTATTTAGATTTACCAGAAGAAAGTCCTGTTACCACTTACATACAGCCTTGGAATGATTTTATATCTGATACAACTTTTTTTAATGAAATTCCTGTATCTGAAGGAACTATGATAATTACACCATCATTTGTCATGCATTATAGTTCACCAAACAAATCGAAAGACAAAAAGAGAGTTATCTCTTGGGACATGAAAATACAATAGGAGTTAAATATGGCTAGAAAAAAAATTACTTCAATCACAGATAATAGTAAGTGGGTTGCTCCTAAGACCAAGAAGAAACGTAAACCTATGTCTGAGGAACAGAAAGCAGCTGCAGTAGAACGTCTTGCAAAGGCGAGAGAAAAGAAAGCTGAAAATAATCCAAACTATGGTAAAAGTGGTTTTCATGAATCTTTGCACAATCTTCCAGAGGATCATCAACTACATCCTAAGAAAGTTAAAAAATGGATTAAAACACAACAAGAACTCGCTACTGTAGAACGTGCAAATGTTAAGAAAGATATTAAAGGTTCTATTGCGAAACTTGCAGATCATCAAGGTTATGTGAGACAGATGCAAAGTTATCTCAAGCATGGTGATTGGATTTGTATGTTCTATGGTGAGTATCAAGAAAAAAGGATTCGTAGTCGTTGTGTTAAACTAGGGTACTATTGGTATGGCCCAAACATAGGAAAACCTAAACGTGACGTTGGAACATTTTATCCAGACTTGGGTATGACTTGGGAAGAAGGGATGACAGAGTGAGTGAAGAAAAACCATCTGCTACAATAATCAAAGGCCCTTGGAAAAAAAGATCAAGTGGCCCTACAAAAGAAGAATTGATTATCGTAGATCAACTTGCCATGACTGATGAAATAGTCAATGAATGTTCAATGGCCTATTTAGAACTACTAGCAAAAAATGGTGTAGACATTGGTGATAAAGACTTTATGAGACACATTACGGTATTGACAGAAGTATTTAAATCTGGTATACTTGCTACATTCGGTTTAAAACACGCAATGCAACCAATGGTAGATATTATATCACATATGGAAAATGACCCAGATGGAACTCCACACTTTTCTGTAGATTTTAATGACGTAGATGATGTAGTAACAAGCTATTATAAAATAATGGAAGATGATAATGATATTAGTTGATATGAGTCAAATTATGATGGCAAGCATTATGATGCAAATGCATATGTCAAAGAAGTCTGAACCAGATGAAGAAATGGTTCGACACATGATACTTAATTCTTTACGTATGTATCGCACACGTTTTCTATCTGAGTTTGGTGAGATGGTATTGTGTTATGATTCTAGACATTACTGGAGGCGTGATTACTTTCCAGAATACAAACATAGTAGAAGAAAGAGTAGAGGTACAGATGATAAGAATTGGGATATCATTTTTAATTGTCTTAACACTATCAAAGAAGAGATAAAAAATAATATGCCATATAAGTCAGTAGAAGTATATGGTGCAGAAGCTGATGATGTTATTGCAACTCTTTGTTCTGAATCTTCTAATGAGGTTATGATACTTTCTGGTGATAAAGACTTTATACAATTACAAAAGTTTCCTAATGTAAAACAGTATAGTCCAATCACAAAGAAAATGATAAATGGAATGAACCCAGATGACTATCTAAAGGAACACGTATTAAAAGGTGATACAAGTGACGGTGTACCAAATGTACTTTCGCCTGATAATACTTTTGTGGATGGTATTCGACAAAGACCATTAAGTAAGAAAAAGATAGCTACGATGGTTGAAGGTGATTTTCCAAATGATGAAGTGAAAAGAAATTATCAGAGAAATAAAAAACTAATTGATTTGACTTGCTCACCAGATGAATTACGGTCTGAGATACTTGATACATATAAGAGTGCTCCAGTTAATGATCGAAGCAAAATACTAAACTACTTTATAAAACAAAGACTAAAAACACTTACAGAATCCATAGGAGAATTTTAATAATGGAACTATTAATATCAGAAATCTTAGACAAGGTTTCCAAACTAAAATCGAAGAAAGACAAAGTAAAATTTCTTCAAGACAATAATACTGACTCACTACGCATGGTACTTAAATCTGCATTTGATCCTAAAATTAAGTGGTTATTACCAGAGGGTGATGTTCCCTATAAACGTAATGATGCGCCAGAAGGTACAGAACACTCTGTTCTTGCATATGAAGCTCGTAAGCTCTACCATTTTATGGAAGGTGGTAATGCTGATATAACTCAAGGTAAACGTGAAACAATGTTTATTCAGATGTTAGAAGGTTTGCATGAGAGTGAAGCAGATGTTCTATGTGCAGCCAAAGATAAGGTTCTTCATCAGAAGTATAAAGGTCTATCTGAACCAGTTGTAAAGGAAGCTTTCTCTTGGAATGACGAATTTATGCAGTTGGATGGCCCTGATCCAAGACAAGGACGCTAAATTAATTTAAACTTTTTTCACTTTTCGTTTAGAATCAATGACTTACAATGTACGATTTCCCTTGACAATCTTTCTTTCTTGATGTATACTAATAATATAATCAAGAAAGAAAGGAATTACTGATTATGACTATTGAGATTAAAAAAACTTTTGATAACGTAGATGACGGTATTGCAAATATGATTGCGGCCGCAAATGCTGACTATGAAAACTTTAGAGTGTCTGATGAAATGAAGGCAAAGTTTAAAGAAGAATGGGTTATCAAGAAAGGTTCTAAGTACATCAAAATTATGACTAATGGTGGTGGTTCTGCTTGGGGTTTTGTTGTTAACACTGATAATGACAAAAAGTTCAAAAAAGGAACTTTGTTGAAGTGTGCTGGTTGGTCTGCTCCTGAGAGAAACGGTTCAAGAGGTAATGTTCTTGAAGGTGGTTTCCCAATCAACTGGACTGGGCCTCTTTA